CATCATTGCTTTTTTGAATCGTGGTCTATTAAAATCTATCGTTGTAAATAGTTTGCCTTATGTTTTTATCGCAATTGCAATGACTTTTCTTTCTGACATTTTGGGAGAGAAGTATGGATTCACGAAGATCGTTGTAATTATATCATTGTATTTGATCTATGTTTTGGGACGTTTCTGGTTTGTTTACAAACAGACTGTTAAGAGATGGACAACCATAACGCGGCCCTCAACTTATTTCCGCAGTATGTCTTGGAAGACAAAGCAACGATTCTTAGCATTTATTTGCGCTGCAGGAATTTGGAAAATTATTGTGGAATTAGTTCGCAATTATAATACTTTGAAAAGTAAGCAAGCAGCAGTATGTATAACACTCAAACCTGATATGAAACCTTACCAAAGGACAACAGAATTTTGGGATGTACATTCTCGTGAAAGGGCTTATCGATTTGGTAATGCAGGCGCTTCTAACAAATCTAAGACAACTTCGTATGAGCAGTTGTGTGAGATGGTAGGAAATCGCCTATTGTATATCCAAAGAGAGGATGGTCAAGCTTGCAACGCCATACCGCTGCGTAGTAATGTTTTGCTTATTCCAAATCATTTTGTAACACGAGAAACTACTTTTGTCACATTAATTAAAGTTGGAGGACATACTTTTAGGAATATTCCTTTAGCGAGTAGTGTGTGCAAGCGTGTTGCTGGCACTGATTTTGCATTCTGGTATGCACCAGGAGCAGGAGAACACCGTGATTTGATTGAGTATTTTCCTAAGGACATAGACATTGATAAGAAAGTTTCTGTCAAAACCGTTTATAATGACAATGGAAAGAGTGTTCTTTATGGAGAAATGACTGCAATTCGCGGTCGCGTAATCGCTAGTGCAGGGACATTTTCGGGATACAATTACCATTTTCCAGTGGAAACATTTGGTGGATTGTGTATGGCTACATTGATCGGAAATGCGAAGGGCATTCCTTTCATTGCCGGCGCACATTTAGCCGGACGTGGATACAAAGGAGCTGCTGGTTTTGTTACTAGAGCTCAATTGTATGAAACGTTAGAGCAGTTAGAAGCAATGCCTGGTGTATTGTTATCTACTAATGCTACGCCAATGGAAACTCAAAGCATGGGAGTTAATTTTGGACCTTTGGAGAGACCTCATTTCAAGTGTTCAACGCATAATTTGGAAAGTGATGCGAAAATTAGAATCCATGGAGGACATACTTTGAGTCGATCATCTCCAAAATCAGCAGTTGTTGAATCAGTAATTTCAGCAGCTGTTGCCAAGGTCATGGACATTTCTAAGCAACATGGTCCGCCACCAGAAATGGATGCCCCCCGCCACAAGGAGGTTGATATTGCTGGTAAGGTGGATACAGCCTGTAAATTTGATGCTGATTTGATGGTTAAGGCTTATATTGACTACTCAATTCAATTGGACAAGTTGCCGAAGGAGGAATTAGCCAAACTTGGTAAATTATCTGATGATGTCAATTTAGCAGGCCTCGATGGAGTTTTGGGTATCAATGCGATTAATTTCGCAACTTCTGTGGGTTGGCCCAATAAGGGACCCAAGACCCAATTTGTTGAAAAATCGGATCGTTTTGTCGAAGGTATATCGTGTCCAAGAGATGTGGACCCATCGATTTTAGAAGAAGTTGCACGTTATGAGGAAATGTTGTTGAACGGCGAGAGTATTAACGCCGTTTTTAAAGCATCATTGAAAGATGAACCGACGAAAAATGGAAAGGATAAAGTGCGTGTTTTTGCCGCAGCAAATTTTCCTTTTGTATTTTTAGTAAGGAAATATTTTCTTTCTCTCGCTGCCCTGATGCAACGCAACAAACAAGTTACTGAATGTGCTGTTGGGACGGTTGTCCAATCACCTGAGTGGACGGAATTGTTTGAACATATTGGCAAATTCGGTTGGGATCGTGCTATCGCAGGAGATTATGCCAAGTTTGATGCTCGCATGAGTGTTCATTTTATGTTGATGGCTTTTAAGTTACTTATTAAAGTGGCCGAAACGTCAGGCAACTATGATGAAGATGATTTGAAAATTATGCGGGGTATTGCGTCAGAAATTTCTTATCCGACGTATGATTATTTTGGAACATTGTTGCAATTCATCGGATCTAATCCCTCGGGACATCCTTTAACTGTTGTTATCAATAGTATTGTGAATTCATTGTACATGCGTTATACATATTATGCCATTGCTAAGGAAAAGAAATGGTGGCGTACACCACCCTTTGCTCTAGTTGTAGCTTTGATGACATATGGAGATGATAACATTATGACCGTTAAGGAAGGTTATGATGATTATAATCACACGGCTATTGCAGCACAATTCGCTAAGGTTGGCATTAAATACACTATGGCAGAGAAGGAGGCTGAATCAGTACCTTTCATTCACCTCAATGAAGCTTCATTTTTAAAACATTTTGCGGTATGGGATTCAGAGTTGAATTTATATCGCTCTCCCGTTGAGAAAGCTTCACTAGCCAAGATGCTTCACACACATTTGAGGTCAGGTGTGTTAACTATGGGACAATCTAGTGCTGAAGCGATCCAGAATGTGGCGCTCAAGTATTTTGAATTTGGACGTGACGTGTATACTGAACGTGTTGCTCAGCTTGAGCATGTGGCGCGCGAATCGGGTGTTCATAGCCTTGTAGGACCTATTATGTCTTACGATGAAAGGCTTGCCTGGTATCGCGAAAAGTTTGACCTTTAGGGTCGCACTTTGCCCAGTACTGGGGCTTTGTACCGGTGCACCGTGCTTCCTCGTGCGGTC